AAAGATGATCGACCGACAAAGTAAAGAAGGCGGGCTAACAGATAAAGAGCTACAAGAATATTTAGATAAAGGCGGTAAGATTACTGTTTGCGAGCCAGGCGCACGTACTGAAGAAATTGAGTACACGGGCGGGTTCTATGGCAAAAAGAAAAAGAAAAAAGAATAATGATACGTTGGTATGACTATCCTACGGCTGTAGTGTACGCATATCTTATGATGTACTTTTTCTTTACAATTCCTATATTTGGTGCTATAATAGCATATGTAATATACGATGTATTATGGGGTAAGGTATATTGCGAGTTTAGATTACAACAGGAAAACACATGACATCATTTACAAAAATTGATATGGTAGTAGAAATGATCTCAGATCATTATGAAATGATCGGTGAAGAAATGCCTTTAGCAACTAATGCTGTTGAATTTAACAAACACAGTTTGAAAGACTTAGATAAAGTTTTAGATCAAATTGAGCTAGATCCTGACTGGGAAGCTAGACTAAGAAATATTATTGAGGATAACAAATGAAAGAATTATGGGTAGAGAAGTACCGTCCAAAAACAGTAGATGGTTATGTATTCCGAGATGATGCACAACGTAATCAAGTAAATACTTGGATTAAAGATAAGACTATTCCGCATTTATTGTTTAGTGGTAACGCAGGTATTGGTAAGACAACACTTGCGAAATTGCTTTTTAATGAGCTTGATACTAATCCATTAGACATACTAGAGATTAACGCAAGTCGTACAAACTCAGTAGATGATGTACGTGACAAGATTGTAAACTTTGTACAAATGATTCCATTTGGTGACTTTAAGGTTGTACTACTTGATGAGGCTGATTACTTGTCGCCTAACGCACAGGCAGCACTACGTGGTGTGATGGAGGAGTACCATACAACAGCAAGATTCATTCTAACTTGTAACTATCCCAACAGAGTTATTCCAGCTATCCACAGCAGATGTCAAGGCTTTCATATTGCTAAGATTGACCAAACAGAGTTTACTGCTAGAGTTGCAGAGATCCTTATTACAGAAGGTGTAACTCCAGACTTGGATACACTTGATACATATGTAAAAGGTACATATCCAGACTTGCGCAAGTGTATCAACACAGTACAAATGAACAGTGTGGACGGTGTGCTAAATAGGCCCAATGAAGGCGACACAGGCGAAAGCGACTGGAAGCTGGAAATGGTAGAACTATTTAAAGCAGGCAAAATACAAGAAGCACGTAAACTGTTGTGTGGTGCAATTCGTCCAGAAGAGATGGAAGAAGTATATCGTTGGTTATATGACAATATTGAATTGTTCGGATCTGAAGAACAACAGGATACAGCAGTGCTAACTATTAAACAGGGTATGGTTGATCATACTCTTGTAGTAGATCCAGAAATTAATTTGGCTGCTACTCTTATTAGATTAGCGAGGATTTAATGAAGAAAGAATCAATGTTAGCAGTACCAGGTGATTCGCATACGCTATTTCCGCAGTTTGCATTTACATTTAGATACAGAGATTGGCCTTTTGACAAAAAAGCAATTATGGATGCTATATACGACAGCGTTGATAAACAAGAAAAAGATATCGATAGTGACATTGCACCTAACGCAAAGACAAAGGGTCTTAAAGAAAGCAAATTTGACTTTGTAGATAGAGGAGATCAATACCCTGTATTAAATAAAGTAAAGAGCTTTATGAAACAAGCAGTTCTAGAAGTAGTTCATCATGCATTACCGCATGAAGGTAAAGAATATGCATTACCGCTTGGGCTAGATGTAGATTGTGTAATACAAGACAGTTGGTATCATGTAACAAACGATTTAGGATCACACAGTGTTCATTCACATGGTGGTTCAAGTTGGAGTGGTATTTTTTATATTAATACAAAAGAATGTGACGTAGAAACAGGTAACGGTATTAATAAATTTTATAATGTGCATAGTGTAAACGGACAAGGTGATGCAGGTAGTATGTGGTATGCACAAAACAATGTGTTTAGTTTACAACCTAAAGACGGATTGTTAGTAGTATTTCCTAGTTGGGTACATCATGACGGAACTGCTTATCAAGGCGAAGAGGACAGAGTATTAATTAGTTTTAATAGTGTTGTGTTACCTGTTGAAGAAGTAGAATCAATGAGGAGATATGATGAAAGTAAATAAATTTCCTTGGACTAAAGTACAGACGATTAACGAAGCAAGTCCAATACTACATATCAAAAATGCAATACCAAAACCACATGCACTTGAAATAGGTCAAGCAATTATTGATATTTCAAAAGATCCTACATACAAAGATATGTCAAACTTAAACACTGATAGCAATTCAGGTTGTTGGAGAGGAAAGCCGCACCTAAGCGATCACATGACACACGAACACAAGTTCTTTTTAAGTGAACTAATGATGGCATGTTCTCTCGAATATAAAGAAGCAATAACTAAATTAGTAGACGGCGAGCTCAAACATAGAGTATCAGAAGACTGGCAACAAGCGACAAATAGAATGGTATTTGATGCTTGGTCAAATGTGAATGAACCAGGATCTGGAAATATAGCACACAGTCATTCACACAATTTTTTAAGCGGTGTTGTATATTTCCATTCAACAGGCACCGGCGGTATTAATTTTCAACCGCAAAACTATCTTATGGGATCATCACATCATCTTTGGCCATGGCACGGCGTTAGTCGCTATGAACCTGATGATGGAGATGTTATTGTTTTTCCGAGCTATTTGGTTCACGATGTCGAGTCTAATCCACACGAATCTAGACAAAGAGTGAACATGGCTTTTAACGCACGAGTAATGGATATGGAACCTTTATGACATACTTAGTAACAGATAATTGTATTAAATGTAAACATATGGACTGTGTAGCAGTATGCCCAGTAGATTGTTTTTACGAAGGGGAAAACATGCTAGTTATACATCCAGACGAATGTATTGACTGTGGAGTGTGTGAACCTGAATGTCCTGTAGATGCTATTATACCAGATGGTATGTTAGATCCTGCAGAAGCAACTAGATGGGAAGAACACAATCGCAAGTATAGTGAACTATGGCCTGTAATTACAGAAGTAAGACCAGATGACGTTCCGGCAGATGCAAAAGATTGGGACGGAGTACCCAACAAATTAGAAGAACATTTTAGCGAAGCAGCTGGCAAAGGAGACTAAATGCCTATGAATCACGGCGCAAAGCCCAAAGACGATGAACTAGAACGTATGAAAGCAGAGTATCTTGCTAAGGGCGGAGAGGTTACCAAAGGCAAAACAAAGCCAATGCCACACGAACTTGGACTTAGTAACAGCAGTTGGGGAAATAAACTAACTAAAGCTGAGAAGGATGCGAAGGAGGGTAAATGATTAAAGCAATATTAGCATGTGACGATTATGGCGGTGTTAGTAAGAATGGTACATTACCTTGGCCGCACAACTCTACAGACCTAAAATGGTTTAAAGAAAATACAGCAGAGCAAGTTGTAGTTATGGGATCTACAACTTGGGAAGATCCGCATATGCCTCGTCCGTTACCTAAGCGTATTAATGTACTAGCAACTTCCCGCAAGGATGATTACCCAGGTGCTGACGATTATATCAACGGAGACCTAATAGAACAAGTTGATTTACTACAAAAGAAATATTTAGACAAAGAAATTTGGATTATTGGTGGTCCAAAAATTATAGAACAAACTCTAGATATTATTGATGAGTTTTATCTAAGTAATATTCCCGGTGCTTATGCGTGTGATACATTTCTACCTATAGATAGTATACAAGAAAAATTTACAGAAATCTGGAAGGAAGATCATCCAGCAGTTACATTTAAAATTTATGAAAAGAGAAAATAAATGAAGCAATACTTAGATTCATTACAATATATTTTAGATAACGGCACTGACAAACAAGATAGAACAGGTGTTGGAACCCGCAGTGTGTTTGGGCACCAAATGCGTTTTGATTTACGTAATGAGTTTCCTGCTGTTACTACAAAGAAACTTGCTTGGAAAGCAGTAGTAAGTGAATTGCTTTGGATGCTAGAAGGCAGTGCAGACGAACGTAGACTAGCAGAAATATTATACGATAAGCCTAGAGAAGATCTAGTAGGCAAAAACACTATATGGACTGCTAATGCTGATGCTCAGGCAAAAGATTTAGGTTATGTTAATACAGACACTATAAAAGACCTAGGCCCTGTGTATGGACATCAATGGCGAAGCTGGGACGCAGAACTAGGACATGTAGATCAAATAGCAGAAGTGTTAGAAAATTTGTATCATAACCCAGATAGTAGACGACATATTGTAAGTGCATGGAATGCTGATAGAGTAAATGTAATGGCACTACCTCCGTGTCATACTATGTTTCAGTTTAATGTAACAAACGGAGAACTGAGTTGTCAGTTATATCAGCGTTCAGCAGATATGTTCTTAGGTGTTCCATTTAATATTGCTAGTTATAGTTTGCTTACACATATGTTTGCACAACTATTGGATTTAGAAGTAGGTGATTTTGTTTGGACAGGTGGCGATTGTCACATATATCAAAATCACTTTGATCAAGTACAACAGCAATTAGAGCGTACACCAAGAAAAGGTCCTACACTAGAAATACCTTTCTTTTCAAACTTAGATGAAATTAAGAATTCAAAAGTTGCAGACTATAAACTTATTGATTATAATCCAATGGATAGTATAGCAGCGCCAATGGCAGTATGATGGGAGCGAACTGGCAAAAGGATCGCCATGATGAACATCATGAAGAAAAGTTTGCATGGTGGCCGGTACGTAGTACATTTAACAAAAAACGTATATGGTTATCTAAATATCATATAGTACATATTTTATATGACGACACAGGTAAACCTCCTGTCAAAGGATGGAGTTGGCCGTTAGTATACACAAAAAATGAATATCTAATGTTGTTGATAAGGAATGGCGTTTGACTGGTAAGTCTCATATTAGAGGCTATCTCAAACAATACGAGTTTGATGTGCCGCTACATACTAAAGGAATAATGGCACACGATTTAGACTGGTGTAATGAAGCGTGTAAAAAAGAGTTTGGCTGGTACTTCAAAGATGATATGTGTATAGCAACATTTGAAAGCAGTACAGACGCACTCCTTTTTACACTAGCAAGGTTGTAACTAAGTTACTCGTCGCCGTAGACTTTTAATATTTCTTTCACTGCATTGTGTCTTTCAATGTCTCCTTGTGCAAAGTGGACTATGTCCAAATGGGTTGCTTCGCTCTTTTCTAGAAGGTTCGTAAAGTCAATAAGTCCATTATCTTTGATCCTATCAGCTTGTGCTAAATCGCCTGTTACAGCCATCATAGATCCTTCACCTAAACGTGTTAATAACATTTTCATTTGATTAGGTGTTGCGTTTTGCATTTCATCAGCTAATATAAAGCTGTTTTTGAATGTGCGTCCACGCATGTATGCTAAAGGTGCTATTTCAATAATACCTTCCTCTATCATACCTTCGATTTCTCGAGCGTTAAAATATTCTCTCAAAACGTCAAATATTGGCCTAGTCCATGGTGCCATTTTCTGTTCAAGCGTACCAGGCAAAAAGCCTAGGTCCTCATCAACAGACACCGCAGGTCTAGTTACAATAATTTTATCTATAACACCTTCCTTAAATTGTTTTACAGCTACTTGCACAGCTAAGAGTGTCTTACCCGTACCTGCCGGTCCAATGCCAAAGACAATGTCTTTTTGTAGATCTAGCAATTTGATAACGTAGCTTTCTTGATTTTTGTTTCTAGGAAGTATAGTTACTTTTGTTTTCTTTTGGAAAGGTTTGATGTCAACTACATTTGCGTAGTTAAAGTTTGAATGTTGCTTTGCAGCTCTCTTCTTTGCTCCCATTAAGTCCTCCTTAGTATAGGAATTCGTAGGTAGTATGTCATAGACATTTTGCCTACATTGTATTTATCGAGCGAGAAAAAAATAAAAGTAATCATATAAAAAGCGATAAATAACTATAAGAACAGAATATTGGAAACTTAATATGCAAGATGTTTTAGATATCATTAAGAATGTTGAAACTGTTTACGGTTCGAATACAGCATTCACAGTACTAAAAGACTTTGAAAGAGTCTTAGACGAATTGGACATATATGTCTATAAGAATTGGGAGGATGGCGAATTAGCCGAAGGTCCTAATATTGAAAGACACTGGGTATCATGTACGTTTATGTGGCCAGCAGAAAAAATGCCAGACCCAATGGGCGGCAAACGTTTGTTAGATTATGACTGTAAAGTTAAGTATAGCAAGTCATCAATGATTCAGCCACGTAAGATACGTAAACCTGATGATATTCGCCCTGGATCAAAAAAGGGTAAATTAGACAAACTACCAATATGGCTTGTAGAAATACAAATGCCTAAGAAACTTATTGTAGACATCTATACAGGATACGCTGAAGAAGTGTATGCTAAACTTGATAGTGGTGGAGACGAAAATATCACACCAGAAGCTGATCCAGTAGATGCAGTAGCAGCTCCAGCAGCTCCGGCAGCACCTGCGGAGGCACCAGCAGTATAATGGGACTACGTGAAAAAGATTTAAGAAGTATGGTGTATGATATTTTTGAGATTGATTCGTTTGCATCTAAGATGGGCGAAGACAAAGATATTGTTACTGTAAGTTTTAGTGTTAAAGATCAACTTGCTGCTCAAGATTTAGAGAGCTTTATTGAAAAAGGTTATGCTTGGGTATTAGATGCAGATTCTACAGAAGGTGAACAAGCAGACGGTACATATAAAGTGTTTGTTGAACTAGCAAGAGATGAACAAGCAAGAGACAATATTATGGAACTTGCAGACGGTGTACAAAAATTAGGTGATATTGAAAATCTAAAGTTTAGATATTACAAAAATTGGAAGTCAAAGGATCTAAGTAGCGAAGCATTAGAAGAAATGCTACCAATTGACCCTGAGAACTATGGTATTAAAGTAGACGAATCAAACTTACAAAACTACAAAAATTTCTTTAACAGAAGTTTTGTAGAAAATATTGATATGTGGGATGATGTTCTAAGAATATCAAAAAAGTATGCAGACCCATTACACTTTAGATTTGTAGATGTAGGACCTACACAGCAAACACTTGATGCTATTAAAGAAAGTTTTAATGCTGACGACTTTGCAGAGATAATATTCTTATCTAAATATATTGGTGATTACAATATTACCAAATACGGCAATAAACTAACATTTGAAAATGCCGGAACAACTGTAGTGTTAGAACGCATTACATAAATACCAGCATGAACACTTGTAATAATTGCGGACACGGTTCACATTGCGGTGTACCGCTTCAACGAGAAGAAAAAGATTACAACGGCAACCTGTATATGATAAAGGTTTGTGACTGTTGCCGCTGTACAAGATGCCAGCAGAAGGAACAAACAAATGGCTAAAGAACACTTTAAATTTGATTTCGAAGAATGGATGGCTGAAGAGCTTATTCATAGAGACGATTGGAAAGATTGGTACGAAGCAATGTGTGAAGTGCTGCCTTTATGGGAAGTAGACACAGCAGAGCGTGTAGCAATGTTTGTAGCACAATGCGGTCACGAAAGTGGCGGCTTTAGAGTACTAAGTGAAAACTTAAACTATAGTGCAAAAGCACTTAACACAATTTTCCCTAAATATTTTAGGAGGGCAGGCAGAGATGCAAATGGATATCACAGACAACCAGAAAAGATTGCTAATGTCATATATGCAGGACGGATGGACAACGGCGATACCAATAGCGGCGATGGTTGGCGTTTCAGAGGCGGCGGCATATTGCAACTTACAGGACGTTACAACTACACACAATTCGCAAAAGAAATGGACATGTCACCAGAAGAAGCAGTAGACTATGTACGCACAAAGAAAGGCGCACTAGACTCAGCATGTTGGTTCTGGGATACAAACGGCTTAAACAAGTATTGTGATAATATGGACATTGTAGGTGCTACAAAACGCATCAACGGTGGTACAATTGGTTTAGATGATCGTAAGAAACATTACCTACATGCAATGGATGTACTAGGTGGCGATTTTGAAGAACCAGAAACAGATTATAATCAAACAATTAGACAAGGATCACGTGGTCCGTTAGTAGCAGAAGTACAAGAGAAACTTGATATTTCACCTGCTGATGGAATCTTTGGTCCGGGTACTGCACGTATTGTTAAAGAATGGCAGAGTTCAAACGGACTTACTGCTGACGGTATAGTAGGACCAAAAACGCTGGGAAAGTTACTAGGGTAAATAGTAGTATGTTTAGTACAATTAAAATCGCATTAGTTTTTATTATGTTAGCAGGTGCAGGCGGAGGATTATTCTACGTTAAGCAACTACAATCTAACTTAGAAATTGCACGACTTAATAATGCTAAGTTAGAAATTGCTGTTGAAACAAGTGAAGCAAGCATCGCAACACTTAAAGCAGACAATGCTAGACTAAACGTACTATCCGATCAACTTAACGCAGACTTAACTAAATCAGAGCAGTACGGAGATGAACTTCGTGCTACTCTAAACAAGCACAACTTAACACACTTGGCTAATAAGAAGCCAGGACTAATTGAAACTAGGACACAAAATGCGACAGATAAACTTTGGGATGATCTCGAGTCTATTACTAGCGACACTCCTACTGAGTAGTTGTAGTACTTTTCAAGAGCCACAAATTAAAGTAGTAACACAGATTGAAAAGACAACTGTGCCTATTGTTTCTATGCCTAAGCCTGTACAAATGAACGACATAAAAATTTATGTTGTGTCACCAAACGAAAACTTTGAAGAATTCAAAAAAGAATTTGAAGCAAAGAATGGCGGCGATGCATATATTGCTATTTCAATTAAAGACTACGAAAACTTATCAAAAAACTTTGCTGAACTAAGACGTTATATAGAACAGCAAAAAGCAATCATCGTATACTACGAAGAAGCTGTACAGCCCTTAGAGGATGACAGCGAATCCGACGACTAACATTTATAATACTATTTGTCTTAGTAGGTTGCGGTAATACCCCTGATCAAAGTCTTGTGGCCGAAGAATACATTGGCCTTAATGAATATCAAAATAGACAACAAATAAGACGTCTAACAGGCGTAGATCCTGTGCGTACAGAATGGTGTGCGGCATTTGTTAATGCAATACTAGAAATAGAAGGTATACCTTCAAATAATCTCCACGAATATCCATTACTAGCACGATCATTCTTAGATTGGGGAGAAGAAGTTGAGCCTAAAGATATACAAGTAGGTGACATTGTTGTATTCCCAAGAGGTAATCAAGGATGGAAAGGCCATGTAGGATTTTATATTACTACTGTAGACACACAAAAGGGCCAACAATGGGTCATACTTGGCGGCAATCAAAAGAATAGTGTAAGATATGACTTGTACAATCCTAATAAAGCATTAGGCATACGTAGAGGAATCAAACAGACACCAAACATAGGTAGCATGCCTAACTGGTTAATGGCTAAATACTAGCATATAATTGAGGGATTACTATGTGGGAAATGATTGAAAGAATGGCGAGTGATCGTCTGTGGATTTATACAGCAATAGCAGGATCAATTGCTGGTACTATTTTTATAACATACATGAGTACAACAAGAGCAGGACTTTGGTTCTATGCTAAGGTTGATCGTGCAATTGATTTCCTTGTAGCACGTTATGGATGGACATGGTTAGAACAACCAGAAGATGCATGGCGTAAAAAGTATCCAAAAATAACAGCAAAAATAGACAACTTAGAAAAACGTCTTAAACATCTAGAGGGGAAAAGATAATGCCAAGAAAAAAGCCAGAAGATTTAAATAAACCAACGGCGCCTGCTCCTGCTCCAGTAGCAGAAACAAAACCAGACGCTGTAGTAGTTGCTACACAAGACAGCACAACACGCAAAGTTAAACTAGATTTAGAAGTAGATACTAGCGTAAAAGATATGGGTCCAAATCCATACCAACGTATAATACACTTAGCAAAAGCAGTAGATAGTTGGAGAATCTTTCCACGCTTGTTCTTAACTGTATACATTATACTATTATACAAATGTGTTATTTGGTATATGAATTTGCCAGATCCAAGTATGGAACAAAGTGGACTAATCAGTATCGTAGTTGGTGCCGGTGCAGCATGGTTTGGACTGTATACCGGAACTGATAAGTCTAAGTAACTTAGACAGTAAATAGTAGTATGGACTATTACTCTATACTAGGTGTCTCAAAAAATGCTTCTGATAAAGAACTTAAATCTGCATACAAGAAATTAAGTATGCAACACCATCCTGATCGTACAGGCGGCAGTGATGAAAAGTTCAAACAAGTTAATGAAGCGTATAGCACACTTAAAGATCCGCAAAAAAGACAACAATACGACAATCCTCCACAACAACAGTATTCACAAGGGTTCGGACCTAATGGGTTCCAAGGCATGGGTGGCTTTGAAGATATATTTGGCAACATGTTTGGTGCTGGACAACAACGTAGGCATCAACAACTTAGAGCTGATATTACACTAGGTATAGAAATAAATATCGATGACGTATTTAATGGTATAACTAGATACATTACTTATAGACTATCGAACGGGCAAGAAGAAGTAGTAGAAATAAAGATTCCTCAAGGTGCAAAGCATGGTGATAAAATACGATATGCAGGTATGGGCGATATAAGTCCAAACAAAGTTAGAGGTGATCTTTACTTACAAATTAAAGAACTTGTTAGCAGAGATTGGCAACGTGAAGGACTAAATGTTTACCATACAAAACAAGTAAATGTATTTGACTTATTGCTAGGATGTGTTATAATAGTACGTACTCCAGAAGGAAAAAACGTAAAAGTAAATGTTAGAAAAGGAACTGATCCAGGAACAACATTAAGCATACCAGGATACGGAATAACTAGCCCTAGAAGAGGACAAAAAGGAAATTTGTTTATTATAATTAAAGCAGACGTGCCTAACATACAGGATGAAGATATATTGAATAAAATAGAGGACATAAAAAATGGAATTAGTTAAAGCACCGTCACCGTGGTTAGAACTAAAAGTTTTGGAATTTGAGTTTGATGACTTAGATGCTAAATCAATTTCTGAAGAAATGATCAGGGTTATGCAGGACGAAGGCGGAATTGGGCTTAGTGCTAACCAAGTAGCTCTTAATGCTCAAATTTTTGTAATGAAACCTTATCTATTAGAAGATAAAAGTCCTCTTACAATAATTAATCCTGTAATAGAGAGTGTTACAATTAATAATGAAATAAGTCCAGAAGGATGTCTCAGTCATCCAGAACTATATTTAAAGGTGTCAAGACCCAAAGGAATTACTGCAAAATATCTTGACATTGACGCAAAAGAGTGTACAATAGAATTATACGATTTAGATGCAAGATGTTTCCTACACGAATACGATCATTTACAAGGGATTGAGTTTACCAGTAGAGTTAGCAAATTAAAACTAGATATGGCAAAGAAGAAAGCAAATAAGAGGATTAAAAAGAATGGTTGAACCATCAGCAGATTTACAAGTTGTATTTGATAAAGCAATAAGAGATGCTCAAAAATTAAAACACGAATATGTAACAATCGAGCATCTAATGTTTGCAATGTTGTGCGAAGAAAAGTTTTTCAATCAGTTGAAGAGCTTTAATGCCGATGTAGAATATTTTAAAGCAAATCTTGAACATCATTTGAAAACAAGTTTAGAAGAAATTACATTAGATACTAAGAAATTTAAACCAAGAAAAACACAAGGTGTTGAGCGTGTACTTAACCGTGCCTTTACACAAGTGCTATTCGCAGGAAGAAGTAATATTGAGTTAGCTGATGTACTATTAAGCATACTTAATGAAAAGAAAAGTATTGCACAATATTTGGCAGGTAAAGCAGGTATCCATAAAGATGAATATGCAGCATTTGTTAACGCTGAGTTTGACGATATGGTTATGGAAGAAGAAGTAAGTGGCGAAGCACAAAAAGCACTCAAAGCATTTACTACTGATTTAAACCACCAAGCAAGTTCCGGCAAAATTGATCCTATTATCGGGCGTACTGAAGAACTTGAAAGCCTTGCACTTGCATTAGGACGTAGAGCTAAGAACAACGTGCTTATGGTTGGCGATCCAGGTGTTGGTAAAACTGCTATTGCAGAAGGACTAGCATATAATATTGTACAAGGACAAGTACCTAACTTCCTTAAAGAATACAAAGTATATAACTTAGACATCGGTGCTATGTTAGCAGGCAGTAAGTACCGTGGTGACTTTGAAGAACGCTTTAAACTAGTATTAGCAGCTCTTACAAAGCAAGGCAAAACAATTATGTTTGTCGACGAAGCACACATGATGAATGGTGCTGGTGCTGGCGGAGGAAATAGTTCAAACGATCTAGCAAACATGCTAAAGCCAGCACTTACTAAAGGCGACTTGAAAGTTGTTGCATCAACTACTTGGGAAGAATACCGTAAGTATTTTGAAAAGGATCGTGCATTGATGCGTCGATTCCAAAGAGTTGTTGTAGGTGAACCTAGTAAAGACACAACAAAAGATATATTACGTGGTATTAAGAAGTATTACGAAGACTATCACAAAACAAATATTACTGAAGAAGCAATTGAAGCAAGTGTAAAGCTCAGTGTAAAATATCAAAGCGATAAAAAGTTGCCCGATAAAGCAATTGATCTTATTGACTTAGCATGTTCACGCTTTAAATTAGATGACGATTTTGAAGGTGAAAAAATTGTTGACGAAGCAAAGATACAATTTGAATTAAGTAAGATATTAAAGATTCCTACAGAACAAGTTGCTGAACAAGAAACAGATAATCTTGCAAATCTTGAAAAGAACCTTAAGAGTGTTGTTTACGGACAAGATGAAGCAATTGAAGGTATTGTAGATAAGATTCTTGTAAGCCAAGCAGGACTAAAACCTGATGATAAGCCAGTAGGTGCATTTGTGTTTATGGGTCCAACAGGTACAGGTAAAACTGAAACTGCAAAACAGTTATCAAAAGCACTTGGTGTAGAACTAGTACGTTTTGATATGAGTGAATATCAAGAAAGACATTCAGTTGCTAAACTTATTGGTTCGCCTCCAGGATATGTAGGACATGAAGAAAATGCAGGACAGTTAATTACTAAGCTACAAGAACATCCTAACTGTGTACTACTGCTTGATGAAATTGAAAAGGCACACCCTGATGTTTCACAAATCTTACTACAGGTTATGGACAATGGTAAAGTAACAGGATCTAACGGACAAGAAGCAGATGCACGTAATAGTATTTTGATTCTTACAACTAACCTAGGTGCTAAAGAATCAGAAAAGAATACTATTGGGTTTGGTGATGACTTTGAAAGGAACTATGAAGATACAGAAATGAAAAAGTTCTTTGCTCCAGAGTTTAGAAACAGACTAGATGCAACAATTACATTTGCTAAACTAAGCAAAGAAGTAATGATGAAAATTGTTGGTAAGTTCCTTGTTGAACTTAAAGACATGGTCAAAGACAAAGACCTTTCAATTACAATTACTGATGATGCATTAGATTATCTTGTTGATGCTGGGTTTGATCCTAAGATGGGTGCAAGACCATTACAGCGTGTTATTGACAAAGAGATAAAACGTCCATTATCAAGACAGATGTTGTTTGGTGATTTAAAGAACGGTGGAAGCATTACAATCGATTATAGAGATAACGAGCTAAAGTTAGATACAGTTTCAGAATCTGAAAATGTTTCGGCTTAAGACACAAAAACTACTTTACGGAAAATATTTATATAAGGTTGTTGTACGCACAGCACTAGCAAATATTTTCCGTACAGAATACCAAACTCGTGGCCAACTAAGCTATGCAAGATCTGAGCTAGACAAACTCCGAGATTTACGTGATCGAGGTCTGCCAATGCAGATACAAAAATGGAGAGCTGTAGTACCTGTAAAACATGCAGATTGGCTTGATGCTAGGCGCATCTATATGGTGTTGAAAAGTCAAGAAGATTACACTGTAAGAATTAACCCATTGAATCTAGTTTCAGTATACACTAATAACGAAAAACTTGTAGATACACTTGAAAGAGTTGCTGACTATACATATGAAACTAGCAAACCTGAATCACAAGAAATAGAAACACTATTAACACAAAAAGATATAATCATTACAGATACAATTCCAAAGTTTCCATTAAGGGTTATACTAAACGCTAATACAAAACCTAATAGTGATTTTGCATTATGGCTTAGAGCAAATACTGACAAATCAAAAATTGGAGTCAAAGCACTGGCGTCAATAGAAAACGGTTGGTTTAGCGGAGGATTTTATTTCTACGTAAGAGATGAAAAAGTATTAAATATGATATACCTCTTAATTGGTTCTAGTATTAGGCGAGTAGAGAAATTAGTATACTCAGGTAACTTAGATAAATAGTATTAAGCACTAGTATAGGATATTATAATGGAACATTTTGTAACAGTTGTAATGGATAAGCAAGAGACTAAGAAGCTCGACGAATCAGTATTTCCTTTGTATGAAACTTTTGATACAGAGCAAGATTGTACTGTTATGCGTATACCGTTACCTAGAGAATTAAGTGAATCAGAAGCAGACGGATATGCTGAAAAGTTAGCAAACTATATGTTTGAACAAGGTTATGAAGACTTTGACATAGTAGTAGGTGATGACGATATTACTGAAGAAACTTATGACGATGATGATGAGTTTTTTGAACAGTATGGTGTTATGCATTACAATGACGATGATGATCCTATGGACGAAGCTGAATATCAAGGGCGTAAAGTTAAACTTGGCAAGCCTATGCAAGGTGACGTTAAGAAGTTTAAAGTGTATGTTAAAGATCCTAAAACAGGCAACGTAAAGAAAGTAAACTTTGGACACGGCGGCAGCAGTGTTAAAGGTAAAGCAATGAGCATTAAGAAAAGTAATCCTAAAAGACGTAAGAGCTTTAGAGCAAGACACAACTGTGATAATCCAGGACCGCGTACAAAGGCACGTTACTGGTCGTGTAGGAAGTGGTAATATGCGCATTGATGAATTTTCGCAAATGCCAGATGACAAACTGCCGTTTGATGTAGTAGACGATGTTGCTGTATTCATGCGCAACGATCCACAATTTTATCGTAAAAGTTTTTTTCCGGTTGCAGACAAGATTGCAACAGCATATAATGCAGGAAAGAAAGTAGATGCAAATCAAATGTTTGGACCAATTGTAGATAAAGCATGTGAAAGCTACTGTGAAAAATTTAATGTAAACAAAACAGCCGACGATCTGTTTACTCTCGAAGATAGGCAAGCACTTATTTCTAGGTTATATTCCGAAGAAATGGAAAGCCTTTATGCGGGAGAAAAGTAATTGCGATTTACAGAATTCCGTCAAGTATTAACTGAAGCAGCAAGAGTCGGGCGTGAGTATAATCACCTAGAAGACCTTGTGTTTATTGACGGATCTGCAGGCGCAAAAAAAGCTGCTGATATACTAGATAAGATGGGTACTGATTCTAGTGACATTGCCATTAAATGGGACGGCAATCCAACAATTTACTGGGGGCGTGAGCCAGATGGTACTTTTGTACTTGTAGGTAAGAACGGCTGGGGTAGAAACAAATCAACATCAGCAGACGATTTATCAAACTTTATACAAAATTCAGGCAAGGGTGTAGAACAAGAACCTTGGCGCAAAGACTTCGGCGAAGAGATGTCTGAAGTCTTCAATATAATGCAATCAGCAACTCCAGAAAGCTTCAGAGGTTATGTATACGGAGACTTATTATATAGTCCACGTAAACCATTTACAGCATCTAAAGGCGCAATAGAATTTGAACCAAATCTAGTCAAGTATACTGTACAATTATCAAGTCCACTCGGTAAGCGTATAGCGAATTCAAAAGTAGGTGTAGTTGTGCATACAAAACTTGATGAATTTGGTAGTAAAGCAGGACAACCTATTAGCGATGTAAAAGAATTAAATTCAAATGATGCTGTAGTTCTAGGACAAACATATGTATCACATCAACCTAAAGTTAATACGTCTTCAGTTGGTAAAATTAGACAAGATGCAAAACTACATGCAGCACACATTGATGAGTTTTTACAAGGTCAAAAAGGTTTAAGTAACCCTGCACAAATAATATATCAATATGTTAATCATATGACACGCACACAGCAGTTAGATAAAATTGATAAAGGATTTTTTGATTGGTTAGCCACTAGTAAAGTAAGCCAAGGACAACAAGCAAAATTAGCTGAAATGAATAAAGCAAATCCAAAATCATTACCTGCAATATTCTTACTTGTTAAAGATATTATGATTGCAAAGGATAGCATTATTGATCAACTTGATAATGCAGACTCAGATGTAAAGGCAACAACTAAAGGTGAAAAAGGTGGTGAAGGCTACGTAGCACTAGACAGCAAAACTAAACTTGTTCCTAGAACAAGATGGCAGCCGAACTAAGGAACGAATATGCTACTAAGAGAATTATACGAAGCAAAAGCAAGGCGCATTATAGCAGTTATGCCTGGCGGCTTTCATCCTTTTCATCCTGGACACAAAAGTTTATACGACTGGGCAGTAAAGACGTTTGGTCAACGCAATGTATATGTTGCAGCAACTAACGATACCGCAGCAAGACCTTTTCCCTTTGATGTAAAAAAGAAACTAGCAGGTATGGCAGGTGTTCCTGAGGCTAACTTTATTCAAGTTAAATCACCTTTCAACGCAATGAGCTACAAAAATATTGTAGATGCAGATACAGCACTTGTATTTGTACGCAGTCAAAAAGATAAAAACGAACAGCCGTTGCCAGACCAAACTAAAAAGAATGGTGAGCCAGGTTACTTGCGTACTTACACAGGTAAAGACCTAAACACATCAGATGAAATGGGCTATATGGCTTATGGTCCTACTATTAACTTTGACTTTAGTGGCATGCAAATTAAAAGTGCAAGTGAGCTTAGAGCATCTTGGCCTGAAATGTCAGACGAAGATAAGCTAAAAGCCGCTAAACTAATGTACGGTAATGGTGCAGAAACTGCTGTTCAATTACTTAACACAGCATTAGGTGATCCAGAGGCTCCTGTAGGAGAAAACCTTGAAGAAGAACAAATGGGCGATGTTTATATGCGCTTTAAAGTCAAACAGCCATTAGATAAAACTAAGAGCAAGCCTACACTAATGGCGTTTGCTGGATTTGCAAACGCCCCGGGCGAGTTAACTCTTGATAATTCTAAAATGAACTTTAATGTTCTTAACAAGAAACAAGATATTGTCAATGCTATTAAAAAAATAATTGGCGATAAAATCTTTATTGGTGCTGAGAAGGTTGTAATATATAACGACGGAGCAGTCAATCCTAAGAAGTTTCCTCAATACGGAGAGTTCCTTGATTGGGTACAACAGTTTGGCAGAGAGAAAGTTAAAATAGTTGATAAGCCAGAAAGTGATAGTGACGGTGAAAAAGGTCCAGGCAAGAAACGTGTAAAGGCAAAGTGGGCTAACAAGAAAAACTACACTGACGATAACATCGAAACAACAAAATACTTTACAATTGATAATGCTAGACTAATGAAATTTTTACAAAAGTCAGCGCCGAAGATTATGCAAGCATATAGACCTGCAACTAAACAATTTGTTATGGAACCTGCACAATATAAAGCATTCCGCAACTGGATGCGTTCACCTGATGTAGTAAGCAAGTTTGGTGATACTAATGTTAAGGTTGATAAGTCAAAAACATTCTCACAGTCCGTTGGCAAAGAGTTTGAAGATATAGACGAAATACTAGGATTTGCTACACGTACACCTAAGAGAGCTACAAGAAAAAAGAAAAAAGAAAAGTTTGACGAACCTAGTATCCAAGACAAAATTGCAGCAAGACGTAAAGCAGCAGCAAAGGGCGACAAAGATGCCTGGAGTGCTAACAAAGATCTTCAAAACGAACGTGAGCTTTCTAAAGGTGAAGAAAAGAAAAAAGAAAAATATGTCAAGGGCATGAAAAAGGTTAAGGGCGATTTTAAGGATCGTTACGGCAAAGATGCTAAAGCAGTAATGTATGCAACTGCAACTAAGATGGCTAAGAAATAATGGATATTGCAGACCTTCAACACCTTGCTGGAATACGCAACAAGTATACAGGATATTCAGAATATAAGATAGATGAAAATCCTAGTATTACTGCTGACAAACTAAAGAAAAAAGAAAAAGAAATGAAGCTAAAGCCGGGTGATGCGGATTGGTTTAAACTTTGGTTTTCGCAGCCCTATATGACAGGTGCAGTACAGTTTAGAGGACGTAAAAAATGAGGCTTAGAGAACTCACAGAAGAAGGCGGTGTTGGTGTTGTAGCAAACAATAACAAACAAGCCAAAGATCCTCGATATAGTACAAGCATGACTGTTGATATTAAGCCTGGAGAAACTCAAAGACAAGCAGCAAAGTTTGGTAATAAACTAGACAAAAAAGGAAACCCACCTACACTGAGCAAAAAAGTTAAAGGTAAGTCAACTAACGTATTGTTTAACCTAGGACTTGCTGAAAGTAAGAAAAAGGTACAAGAAGCATTTGATAATCCTTATCCTATAACATGGGAATATTTAAAGCCAACAGGACCTTCAAGTGGTATTGCGAAACTTGACGATGGTAGTGCGTTAGACATTCATATTAGTGAAGATCCTGCTGGCATTTATGAGATAGAATTTGCAAGAGGTCAATCTAAAAAGAATATGGGCCGAAGTGGCCAAGGTGATGAGTTTAGAATTTTTGCAACAGTACAAGCTGCTATGTTAAAATGGTGGAAGCAATTGGACAAAACTAGTGCCAAAAAAATAACTTTCTATGCAAATAAAGAAGACGGTAATAGAGCAAGACTTTATAAAAGATTTTTAACGATGTGGGGCGACAAGTCTGAATGGGACATTGAAGTTAATGCTAATGCCAAACCCGGACTTGTATCGTATACTTTAACCAACCCGACCCCTGATAAACCCAAAAATGATAAGAAAACATTTATGCAAAGAGTTTTTGGAAAAAAAGAAACAGTAGAAAACTTTGCTGACGGTAAGAAAAAAGGCAAAAGCAGACCAGGGCGTGTAAAGCGTTCAGGTGCTAGTTGTAATGGATCAGTTACAGCATTACGCAAACGAGCTAAGAACGCAAGTGGTGAAAAGGCTAAAATGTATCATTGGTGTGCTAATATGAAGTCAGGTAGGAAAAAGAAATGAAGATTACCGAACTTATGGCTGGACCAAATGATATGGATCATATGATCGAACGTGTAGCAGTAGTTGCTGATATATGTAATAAGATGGGTACTAAGCCTTTGATGTACCGTCAAGTAAAAGGTGTTTTCAACAATGCCTATAGATTTGTAGTTAAAGTTACTCCTGAAGAAAATAGAGAAGCACACGGCAGCAAAGTAAATCCTGCACAACAAAGCGTAATACAACAGCTAGGTATTAAAAATCCAGTATGGGCAACACTTGAACCACACGCAGGCACAAGAGGACCATTTGGTGAAAACAACATTATGATTCCAGTAGGCAACTATGAAATACATCACAGTAGCGAAGTACAAGACCTAGGACGCAAAGATGATGTTGAACAGTTTGTTGACACATACAAAACAGGTTGGCCTGATCCAGAACACGGCGACAATGAAATAATGGTAGATTGCGGCACTTACTATCTAATCAATGTAGGTGATTTTGTTGGCAAATATGCAGGTAAAAAAGCAAAAGCTATTGTTGATAAAAGTTCGTATAACGACTGGAGAAACTTGAACACAGAAATGCTAAAAGCAAAGTTTGGCACATACAAAGACGTAGGATGGTATTTGGCTAATCCTGTCACTAACTATTTGAAGTGGTATAGTGAAACACAAAAGAAAAAATCAGCAGCAATGAGGAGGTAAGAAATAATGAAGATAAGTGAATTATTAGAAAAGAAAGTTGAAATGTGTCCTAAAGCATGTTGCGGACAACCTGTAACAGAATGTAAATGTGGACCTGATTGTAAACATTGTGATTGTCATGCTAAGAATAAAGCAATGAAAGAAGCAGCAGGCGGAATGGGTACTGGTAGTATAACTACTTCTATGGGTGGCGGCAACGGATTTGTCAACGGTGGACCAGGTACTATCAAACGTGCGCCTGGCTCTAAGAAAAAGAGAGCTACTAAGAAAAAAGCATAAATACTAGCAATATGCAGTTACGGAGTTACTCATGAGAGATGAAGAAATTAATGAAAAGTCTAAAGGCTTATACTATAACGTAAATAAACGTAAGGAAGCCGGGACAAGTAGAAAGAAAGGTGCACCAGGTGCGCCTACTGATCAAGATTGGAAAGATGCAGCAAAAACTGCAAAAGAGGCACTTAGACCTGCACACGCTAAAGAGTTAAGAAACAAAGAACTTAACAAAGACAAAGGTGCACCAAAATCTGGTAAGACAACTGGTCCTGAGGATTATGACTTTTTGAAGTATAAAGGCAAAAAGAAAAAACAAACAAACGAAGGTCTGGCAGAATTGGCTGGTGCAGCTGAACGTGATCACGAAGTACAGATGGCACGTGCCGATCTATACAAACTGGCAAAGTATGCTATCAAACTACACGACATGCTCAAAGGCGTAAGTGAAGCAGAAGGCTTAGAGGGCTGGGTCCAGTCTAAGATTACTAAATCGGCAGATATGATTGGTTCAGTGTATCATCATATGGATTATGACGAAGCTATGGACGAAGTAATTGAAGCTAAAAAAGAACCTGAAAAGATGAAGGTTACTAACGTTGACAAAAAAGCAAATTCACCTGCATACCAAAAAATGAAAAAAGGTGACAAGCGTTATACTGATGCAACTACAGAGTCTTTACAAAATAAACTTGCAGCTAAACTAGAAGGCAAGTTTAAATCAGATGCACATCGTAAAGCAGTACATGCTGGCAAAGCAAGTGGCAAAAAAGCAAAGAAAAGTTTACGTAAATGAGCGAAGACTTCTACAAAATGAGTGCAAAGATGAAGGATTTATTCCCTTCAAATCCGCAAGCAGATAGAGAAGCGTTAATGGCAATGGCAGGTAACACTGCACCACAAGTAGAAACTCCGTCTACTTTAGAAGAAAGTGTTGAAGTACAACAAGGTACTATGCCAGTTGAAGGTGATTACAGTTTAAGTGACTTTGCTGCCTTAGCAGGTGTTACACTTAATGAAGCACAAAAAAAAGGTAGTGCAGGTCAACTCAAAGGCAAGGATGCCTTTACTAAGAAAAGTAAAGCAGGACCAGGTCCTGAAACACCACATCCTGCAAGAAACAAACTTGTAGGTGAAGCTGATAAACCGCAAGAATTTGATAGTGCATACGACTTAGCAAAAAATTCATTTAAGAAATACAACACTCTTGATGCAGCAAAAGGTACAATCGGTGCAGACGATGATCCTAAAGCAAAAGATACAAAGCAAACTCCTAAACAAGTAAAAAGTAAAATAGAATTTCCTAATGGTAAATTAAATGGTAAACTTTATGCACTAAAGTCAGGCGATAAAGTAGAATATTTAAATGCTAAAGGTGGTCTTAATGCTGGCATTGTTACAAATATGTTAAACACAAACGACAAAAAAGGCCAAGCACAAATACAAATTAAAAATAGAGGTGCAGTATACGCTATTAGCAGATCAAGTATTCAAAAAGTAAACGGTCAAGACTTTGTTCTTACAAGAATAAAAGAAGACAGTAGAATAGCAGCACTTGAAGCAAAAGTAGAATATCTTGAAGGTGTTATTAACACTCTACTAGAAGCTAAGACTGATACAGTGATTAAGCCTAGAGATCCTAATTCACAATATATGAATGATCTACGCAAAAGTGGCGCAATGGGCGCACACAAAGACAAAAAGAAAGATGCCAAGTCTGGCAAAGTAAAGCACAAAGGTAAACAATTTGAGACAATCAAAGATGAACTTTGGGCTGCATTAAATAAGTCTAAATAACCCCCGAAGTTAACGCTAACGATTACGGTTCCTTGTAAATACAATACAACAAGGAGGTCCCACAATGTGTTCACCCGAAGTGCGTAAAGAAGCTAACAGATACTTTTGGATAATCAAAGGTCATCTAATCCCCCAAGAAGAGCCAGACTATATTATAGAAAGTTATTATGATAACTATTTCAAACGTTTGTGGAATAATGAATCAGGATGTATGGAACTATATGAAGCAGGCTTTGAAGCAGCATATGAAGCCCGTGAAGCTGAAATGTTATCTGAAGAAATGCAATCAGTTGCTAATTTAGGGTACGACTAAATAATAGTATACGATTAGGATACTATTTTGAAAGATTTTGACTCCAGCATTGAACATTGGATTTACAACTTTTTGAGCATACCTTCTGCTACTTTCAATAAATTGCCTCCTTGTCCGTATGCTAAGAAAGCATGGTTAGACAATACAGTAAAGACACACTGGTTAAATGACGAGTTTGATATTGAATTATTAATTAATGCTGAAATTGAAAACTATACATACCACTGGCCGAAGAATATAGAAGTAGTAATACTCGGGTTTGACTACAATCGTATTACAGCAGCTGACCTTAGTGAAATTATAAACTCAACAAAACCAATGCTAGACGAAAGAGGCTACATAGCATTGGAAGACCATCCTCTAGACCCAGAAGAAGTACAAGGTGTAAATTTAAATCAAGGAGATTACGGACTTGTTCTTTTGCAAGAAAAAAGTAAACTTGAAATAGCAAGAGATTGGTTAGAAACAAAAGACTACTATAAGAATTGGTCGAGCGAGTATAAACAGGAAGTGCAAAATCGTGAGTGATATATACGCTAGAATTAATTTGTCAGAAACAAACTACAGAATGTCTAAATCAGCAGTAGTATTTGAAAATCCTCCTGTAGAACAAATACAAGAAATATACGACCAATACTGTAAATACAAAAAGTTTGAAAGCGTAATGCCTTTATTTAATGAAGACTTGTGTGCGCCATTGTGTGATGTAATTGGATACTATAGTAATAACAAACTAGTAGCATTTACTCATTACTATTGGTATAACCATGACAATGTTGAGTCAATGCAATTTGCGTGGAACTACGAAAACCCTAAATTGTTCTTAGGACTAAAGAGTCTGCGCCATGAATGTGCATACTACAAATCAAAAGGCGTCAAATACATATATGTTGGATATGCCGACGAATATAAAAAGCAAATAAACGGCTTCGAAATATTACCGCCAAGATAACAAAAAAGACTTGACATCCCTTATATATTAGTGTATACTAAAAGCTAATTATAAGGAGATATCTATGAGTGAACGTACTTACGGTGGTGAGGAAAAAGCAAAGCTAGAACGCCTAGTTAATGAAGGTGTTACAGTATTGCAAGAGATTGAAGATCTAAACGCAGGTTTGAAAGAAACTGTTAAAGCAGTAGCAGAAGAACTTGACATTAAACCTAGTCTTATTAATAAAGCAATTAAGATTGCACAGAAAGCTGACTGGGAAAGAGTTGCAGATGAGTTTGATGATTTAGAAACGCTGGTAGCAACTGTAGGCAGAGACAAGTAAATGCCTCAACCAATAATAGTAGAAGACTTATTTGAACTCGGTGATTGGGATATACAAACACACGACGAACATATAACTATTGACAACTACTATAAAAACTATGATCAAATTGTAGATACGTTTGAACATATGCCAGTTGAAGCATGGAAAATGAGCCAATGGACACGTAATTGGAAAGACTATTACGACTGTCGTCCTGCATTTAATAATTGGGAGCCAGATATTAACAAGCGTGATGCACGTTTAAAGCGTATCAACAACTTAATTTATCAGTTCACTGGTGCTCCAAAAATTAATATAGAAAAAACACTCTCCTTTAATGTGTTTAAACACAAGAAAAAAGATGTGCCTAACTATATGCAACATCATCCGCATTACGATGTGGACATGGTCAACTGTTTAACGTACATTGATCCACATTGCAGTGGCGGTACAGCAATATATACCAACACTGAATTAGAAAATAAAGAAGGCGCTACATTGTTAATGGATATACGCAAGTATAATATTGACTTTATTGTTGAAGCAAAGCCTAATAGGACTGTTATATTTGATGGTAATGCACTTCATGGTGCATACATTGAAGACAATAATGTTTACCACGACAATTGGCGTATAACACAAGCAAGTATATGTAGGTTAGTTTATGAATAAAATAAAAGACTTTTGGATCAATAGTTATAAGAGTGACATGACAGCGTTCTATTTTGAACTTGTTAGTTTTGTCTTTACAGTCGGAGCAAGTTTAACTTTAGCATTGACAGCAAGAGACCCAAATATGTTAATTGTGTATCCGGCATTCTTTGTTGGTAGTGCTACACAGTGTTATGCATCTTATCGAAGAGGTGCTGCATGGGTTATGTTGTTAACAGGTTGGTTTGTATGTGTTAACATCTTTGGATATGGAGTTGCATCAGCATGGTGGTAAAGCCTTATCAATGGTTAGCGTGGGTAGCTACAGTATGTTTACTAACAGCCGCTACACTAGCCGCATTTAATGTTTACCCTTTGTACATTTGGGCATTCATTATTAGTAATAGTCTATGGATACTTGTTGGTGTTCTATGGAAAGAAAAAAGTTTAATTGTTATGAACGCAGGACTAACCGTAATTTATGTTGCGGGATTGTTATTCTAATAAGTACATATAACGCCGATAGCAATAGCTGGCAAGTAGAAGGTTAAGTTGGCCATAAGCAACGTAGGAGAAATATGAGTTACGTAGACGCACTATTTGATCGCGATTCTGACATCATCAGAGTCGTTGAACGCAAAGATGGTAAGAGAACTTACCGAGAATACCAATCCAAATATACATTTTATTATAAAGACCCACGAGGCAAATACAAAAGCGTATACGGAGATCCGTTATCACGCATTGTATGTAAGAACACAAAAGACTTTCGAAAAGAAGTTGCTATTAACAAAGGCAAAGAACTATTTGAAAGCGATATTAATCCACTATTTCAATGTTTGAGTGAACACTATCTTAACCAAGACGCACCTAAACTAAACATTGCTTTCTTTGATATTGAGACTGACTTTGATCCAGAGCGCGGCTTTGCTGATCCTAGTGATCCGTTTATGCCAATTACAAGTATCTCAGTATATTTGCAGTGGCTCGAAACAATGGTGTGTTTGGCAGTTCCACCCAAGACACTTACAATGGAACAAGCTGAAAAAGAACTAGAAGGCATTGAAAATGTAATGCTGTTTGAAAAAGAAGGTGATATGATTGACACCTTCTTAACGCTGATTGAAGATAGTGATATCTTATCAGGCTGGAACAGCGAAGGTTATGATATTCCGTACACAGTAAACAGAACAGCTCGTGTACTAAGCAAAGATGACACACGTAGATTCTGCTTGTGGGGTCAACTGCCTAAGAAACGTGAGTATGAGAAGTTTGGCAAAATAGCGCAGACCTTTGACCTAATAGGCAGAGTGCATTTAGATAGTTTGAATTTATATCGTAAATACACGTATGAAGAAAGACACACATATAGACTTGATGCCATTGGCGAAATCGAAGTTGGCGAAAACAAAGTCCCTTATGAAGGCACTTTGGACGCATTGTACAACAATGACTTTAGAAAGTTCATCGAATACAACATACAAGATACCGCACTACTGGACAAGTTGGACAAAAAACTAAGATTTATTGATCTAAGTAACGAACTTGCACACGCAAACACTGTTTTGCTACAGACCACTATGGGTGCTGTTGCTGTTACAGAGCAAGCTATTGTTAACGAAGCGTGGCACAGAGGCTTACAGGTTCCTAATCGCAAAAAACGTGATGATGAGAACACACAAGCGGCAGGTGCATACGTTGCGTTTCCTAAAAAAGGCTTGCACAAGTGGATTGGTTCAATGGATTTGAATTCACTGTATCCTAGTGTGATTCGTGCATTGAATATGGCTCCAGAAACTGTTATAGGACAAATACGTCCTGAGATTTCAGATGATCGTGTACACACTGATATGAATCTTAAGAAGAAATCCTTTGCAGGTAGTTGGGAAGGACGCTTTAGTACAGAAGAATACGAAGCTGTAATGGAGCAACGCAAAGACATTGCACTAACTATTGACTGGGAAAACGGCGGAAGTGATACACTAAGCGGCGCTGAAATTTATAATGTAATTTTTGACAGTAATCAACCGTGGATGCTTAGTGCTAACGGTACAATATTTACAACAGAGTTTGAAGGTGTTATTCCAGGTATTCTAAAGCGTTGGTACAGCGAACGTAAAGACTTGCAGAAGATGCTAAAGAAAGCAAAGGACGCAGGAAATACCGCGGAAATTGAATACTGGGACAAACGACAGCTAGTTAAGAAGATTAACTTGAACAGTTTGTATGGTGCTATCCTTAATCCTGGTTGTAGATTCTTTGATAAGCGTATCGGACAGAGTACTACACTGACAGGACGTACTATTGTTAAGCATATGAGTGCAGAAGTCAACAAAGTTATTACAGGTACATATGATCATGTTGGTGAAGCAATGATATATGGTGATACTGACTCTTGTTACTTTAGCGGATATCCTACACTTAAAGGTGAAATTGATGCAGGCAACTTGCCATGGGATAAAGACAATGTAATTACATTATATGATCAAGTATGTGAAGCAGCCAATGCAACGTTTCCAGACTTTATGATAGAAGCATTTCATTGTCCAAAGTCACGTAGTGATGTTATTGCGGCAGCTAGAGAGATTGTTGCAGAAAGCGGATTGTATATTACTAAGAAGCGTTATGCGGCACTAGTATACGACATTGAAGGCTTTAGAAGTGACACAGATGGCAAGCCTGGCAAAGTAAAGGCAATGGGCTTAGACTTACGTAGGTCAGATACGCCTGTGTTCATGCAAGAATTTCTAAGCGAACTATTGTTTATGGTACTTACAGACATTCCACAAAAAGATGTACTAGATCGTATTACAGAATTCCGCAAGGAGTTTAGTGAACGACCTGGTTGGGAGAAAGGTTCACCTAAACGTGCTAACAAAGTGGGACACTATCGTCGACTAGAAGAAAAGCAAGGCAAGGCAAATATGCCAGGGCACGTTAGAGCAAGTATCAACTGGAATACACTAAAGCGTATGAATGGTGACAAGTATTCTGAAGAGATTGTTGATGGTATGAAAGTTATTGTTTGCAAACTAAAGCAGAACCCACTAGGATACACATCAGTTGCGTATCCAACAGATCAAATGCGGCTGCCGGAGTGGTTCAAAGAACTTCCGTTCGATGATGCGGCAATGGCAGAAACTATTATTGATAACAAACTAGACAACTTGATTGGTGTGCTTAACTATCCACTTGAAGATACTAAGCAACACACAACATTTGGCAGTTTATTTGACTTTGGAGATTAATACATTGAGTACCGAAAGCAGACTTATCCTTATTACTGACTTTATTGAACAAAAATTACGTAAAGAACAAGAGCTTGAATTCTATCTCAAAGAGCTTAGTGAACTAGAACGTAAAATTGGATGGCTACGCAGAGAAGTTGATCTAACAAATACCATTATTGGTATGATCAAAACAGAAACTGTCTATGACATAAAGGAAGAAATGTTAGCAAATAACGAAAATAGAGTAATTAGTGTACCTAAGGAGGACAAATGAAAGTAGGATTTACTTGTAGTACGTTTGATCTATTACATGCAGGACATGTAATTATGTTGCGTGAAGCAAAAGAACAGTGTGACTATCTTATATGCGGATTGCAGGTTGACCCTAGTGTAGACAGAGACGAAAAGAACGCTCCGGTACAAACTGTAGTAGAACGTTACACACAATTAAAGGGTGTTGAGTATGTGGATGAAATTATTCCGTACGGCACTGAAGCTGATTTAGAAGATATCCTTAGTATGTACCCAATTGCAGTGCGCATACTAGGTGAAGAGTATCGCGATAAAGACTTTACTGGGAAAGACATTTGCCGCAAAAGAGAAATTGATTTACATTTTAACAAACGTGATCATAGATTTAGTTCAAGTGATCTTAGAAAAAGGGTATGCGAATGAGTACGTTAAACGAAGAAAGAGACTGCACTATAGATGAACTCAAACGTCTTTTTGTAAAGGCAGGATTAGAGTTTTATATAAAGGACATAAATGAATGTATTGCTAAAGTACACTTTATGATAAAGCCAGATGACAAATAAGTTTATATTTGATGTAGACGGAACACTTACACCTAGTCGTGGGTTAATTAACAAGGAATTTGAACAGTTTTTTGAAAACTTTTGTTTAGCTAATGATGTTTATCTAGTTACAGGTAGCGACAAACCTAAAACTGTTGAGCAAGTAGGTGAGAAGATATACAATAGATGCAAACGTGTTTACAACTGTAGTGGTTGTGATGTTTGGGAAGGAACAACATTAGTAAGAGCAAGCAATTGGACTTTACCAGACCTAGCAAGAACGTTCCTTATTAGTTGTGAATACGAAAGCGACTTTAGTATACGCACAGGTAATCATATTGAAGAACGTAGCGGCATGGTTAACTTTAGTGTCGTAGGACGCAATGCATCATTGTACGAACGTAAACAGTATGTAGCATTTGAAGAACAAAACGGCGAGCGTAGAAAAATTGCAGATGCATTTAATATGATGTTTACAGACTTGCAAGCAACAGTAGGTGGTGAAACAGGTATTGACATTGCTCCTAGAGGATCAGATAAGAGTCAAATACTTGTAGATTTTACAGAAGATGACACTATACACTTCCTTGGTGATGCAATGTTTGAAGGTGGCAACGACTATCCTTTGAAAAGAGCATTATGGGAACGTGGTAATAGTTCTACTCATCAAGTCGATGATTGGGAACACACATGGAGTATACTTAATGAAAATTCTTTTAACTGGACATAAAGGGTTTATAGGTAATGCATTGTTTAAAGCATTATCACTAAACCATAGCGTTACAGGTATTGATCAAAAAGACAATATTGATTTACTAACTTGTCAATTTTCAGATGATCAATACGATTTGGTTATTCACTTAGCAGGCAAAAGCGGAGTACGTGAAAGTTTTAAAGACCCTGCAGGTTATTGGAATAACAACGTAGAAGCAAGTAGACGTTTATTTGAACGTTATGACGATACACGCATACTATATGCGAGCAGTTCGAGTGCTTACGAGCCCGATTTGAACCCTTACGCCGCAAGTAAGTATGTGTTAGAAGAACTTGCTGAACGTTATCCTGATACGTTAGGTATGCGTTTTCACACAGTGTATAGTCACAACTGTCCAAGAGAAACTATGTTCTTTAATAGATTAAGAAACGGTACACTTGAATACACAACACCGCATTATAGAGATTTTATACATTTATTTGATCTAATCGATGCAATACTAATTCTTATCGAAAATCCTCATGTAAACGGGATAGTTGATATTGGTACTGGACTGCCAGTAAAGGTCCAAACACTTGCACCAGAGTTGCCTGTTCGTCTAAATACCCCAGGTGAACGGCAATTTACTTGTGCAAATACAGAAAAAATGTCAGCACTTGGCTTTAAACCTAAATACTCGGTAGAAAAGTTCTTGACAAATGATGATAAAGACAATATAATAAACATTACTAATGGAGAAAAAGTATGAAAGACATCTTACAAGACATCGTTGCACACACACATTCGCTAGGTTTTCTTAATCTAGTTAAAGTGACCAATGATGAAAACAGTACAATTGAATCAATGGCAGACGACAGAAGTGTTGTTATGAACGGCAGTACTAATAGTGTGGTACCAGAGTTTGATAAGAGTACATTTGGTATGCCTAACTTAGATAAACTAAAAATGCATCTAAGCAATCCTGAATATAAGAAGGATGCAAAGATTGACGTTGTTAAAGCAGAGCGTAATGGCGAAACTATTCCAACACACATTCACTTTGAGAACGAAGCAGGCGACTTTCAAAATGATTATCGCTTTATGAATAAAGCAATTATCGAAGAAAAGCTAAAGACTGTAAAGTTTAAAGGTGCTAACTGGAATGTAGCAATTAAGCCAAGTGTAATAAGCATCGGTCGTATGAAACTTATGGCAGCGGCACACTCAGAAGAACCAACATTTAATGTAAAAACTGTAGAAACAGGTGGTGCAACTGATCTTGTGTTTAGTTTTGGTGACCACAGTACACACGCAGGCGAGTTTGTGTTCGAAGCAAACGTTGAAGGTATACTAGCACACACATGGAGTTGGCCAGTAGCACAAGTACAAGCAGTACTTAACCTAGAAGGCGAAGTTGAAATGAGTATTAGTGATCAAGGTGCTATGAAAATTAGTGTAAACTCAGGTATGGCAACATACGATTACATCCTTCCAGCACAGAGCAAGTAATGAATACAGACTTAACTACAGCACAAAATGATTATGCACATTTCTTGCCTGCACTTAGTGGCTTCTATGCTACATATGTAGGCAAGCAACGTTTCGATGAATATGTAGAAAAGTCACGTATTCCTAATAACTGGAACAACGGTATTGAAAGTTTAAACTACTTAAATGCACAAGAAGGACAGTTCCAATACAAATGGAGTCTATACTCAGCAGGACATGCTGACTTAGATACAACTAAGGTTGTGCCTAAAGAAGACATGGTGCGTAACAGAGATAGAGAAAACACTTGGTTACTAGGTGATTCAGGTGGTTTCCAAATTGGTAAAGGTGTTTGGGAAGGCGATTGGAAAGATCCTAATTGCCCTAAAGCACAAAAGAAACGTGACGGTGTGTTACGTTGGATGGATGCTTATATGGACTACGGAATGATACTTGATATTCCGGCGTGGGTGGCACGTTCACCTGAAGGTGCAAAAGCAACAGGTGTTAGTACATATCAAGAAGCAGTAGAAGCAACACGCATCAACAATGACTACTGGATGAAGCATAGAACAGGTGCTTGTAAATTACTAAATGTTTTGCAAGGTGAAACCTTTGATGATGCGGAAGACTGGTATGAGCAAATGAAAGACTATTGCGATCCAGTTAAATATCCTGACAGACACTTTAATGGGTGGTCAATGGGTGGACAAAACATGTGTGATGTTGAACTCCTGCTTAAACGCATTGTTACTATACATTATGACGGACTACTCCAAAGCGGCTTACACGATGTAATGCACTTCTTAGGAACTAGTAAATTAGAGTGGGCTACATTGCTTACAGACGTACAGAGAGCTGTACGTAAGCACTATAACCCAACGTTTATGGTTACATTTGATTGTGCATCACCTTTCCTTGCTACAGCAAACGGACAAGTTTATACATCTAATGAAACTCCAGATAACGGCAAATGGACTTATCGAATGGTTCCAAGCGTTGACGAACTAAAGTATGCAACAGATACTAGAACGTTTAAAGATGCTACAACCCAAGACGGTATTTTTAAAGTGTTTGAAGATAGTCCACTAACTGACGGTTTGTTGGTAAACGATATTTGTACATATGCTAAAGGTGATCGTAATAAGATTGGTGTGCCTAAGGTAAGTGCAGGCGAGGTTGAGCTTGATAAGAATGATCAACCTGTATTAGACGACAATGATAATCCCGTTGTACGCAAGAAGGACTCTACAAGCTGGGATAGCTTTAGTTATGCTATACAGATGGGTCATAACGTATGGACACACGTAAATGCTGTACAAGAAGCTAATAGGCAGTATGATGCCGGTGTTACTCCTAAGATGTTAAAAGGTGATAAGTTTCAAGTAAGAACAATACGTGATATGATTAATGAAGTATTCGAACAGCCTAGTAAAGAAGAGTCTCTAGAGTTAATTGAACTGTACAGACCATATTGGATGCAAGTGCCTGGTACAAGAGGTGCAATTGGTAAGAAAACTATATCTGCTAAACCTTTTTTCAACAAACTATTTGATGAACCTGGTGCCGTTGAAGATAATATTGAATTAGATGAAACCAAGTTGGAGGACCTAGAAGATGAGCAACTACACGGAGCAACACGATAAAATTGCTGTACATTTACAAGAGTTATATGTAAAGCACAGAACACTTGACGAAGAAATAAAAGTGTTGTATAATAAGTTTGAACCTGAACACATACTTAATAGAATGAAAACTCAAAAACTTTGGCTTAAAGACGAAATACATAGATTAGAAACACAATTAAAGGCACTAGGATGACGTTAAAGTTAACCGGACTAAAGAACATAATTGAACCTGGAACTATTATTCCTATGGAAGAACGTAATGGTAATATTGGTAGATGGGCAGAAGATAAGCTCGAGAGCTTGGGATGGACAGTAAACAGAGAAAAAGGTATTGACTTGCCAGAAGTTGGCGCTGAACTAAAAACACGTAAATGGGGTAGTACTAGCGGACACACAGTAGGCGCAATGTTACCACAAGATATCCTACATACTCAATGGCACAAAAGTAATATCCATGATAAAGTACAACATCAACTGAGAATATATCATAAAGTAAATGAGCTTACAGGTGATAATGTTGTTGTAAGCGCACAGTTGTATGACTTTACTAGCGATGTCATACAAAAAAAGTTAGAGCAAGCATGGCAACATTGTCGAGGTGTTCTTCACCAAGGTGATTTGTTTGACTATATTCGTGGCGTAGATAAATGGGCTTACTTAGAAATGCAACCCAATGGTTATTATCAGTTCCGTATTCAACCAGGTATTATGAAGAAGATGGAACATATAGCACATGCAACTAGATCAAAATTATTTGACTTTGGAGACTAACATGAAACGTGATTACGAAAGTGGTGTAAGTGATACACCAATATTCTTTACAGGCGTAGAAGTTGAAAAGACTCCTGCGTTTGGAATGAAGACATTGTTTGTTACAGGTATACAAGACTACAACGAAGTAATGAAGTACTATGAACAAGAACAATGCGAACATATCTTCTTTGGTGCTAATCATTCATATAATCCTAAGACCGCAGATGAGTTTGACGATTGGGATATAGCAATCAAGGCGTATGTAAAAGAAGGCATACTATGTAGTTTAGACATTCCAAGTACTGTTAATTTAGAATGGTTTATGGAAGGTGGACTAATAGAGTATGAAAACTTCATTCCACAAATACGTGTTGTATTACCTTATATTAAACAGTGGAACTATAACACAATGGTTAAGATCGATGACAAAGATTTTAAAGCAAGTAATCCAGGTGTTTGGTGCCATAGCCTACATGACTTAATGGATCGAAATAAATTTACTGATTGGGGCAAATATGGCCTTGACAAAGTTATTAAATGAAAGTATACTAGTAATATGACACAACACGAATCGTATCATAATTATATGGGACGCAGAATGAGAGAAGAAGACGCAAAAATGGCAGTAGAAACATCTATGAATAAAGCAGAACGTAGTATTTGGGTAACCTTTAATAAAGAAGGTGTACATATGTACCCTGGCGCAGATACTGATCCTAAACTAGCAACAGGCGACTGGGATGATGTATCATTCTTAGGCATTCCGCATCGTCATATCTTTCACTTTCGTGTTCGCATTGAAGTATTCCACAACGATCGCGACATTGAATTCATTCAGTTTAAACGCTGGATGCAACGACTCTATGACGTCGAAGGCGTACTAGAGCTTAACCACAAGAGCTGTGAGATGATTGCAGATGACTTGTACAAAGAAATTTCTGTGAAGTACCCCAGCCGCTTTGTAGAAATCAGCGTAGCTGAAGACAATGAAAATGGCTGTTCAATTTACTATCCTAAATCACAATAAAGGAAACTATGAAATGGCAATCGAATTTAATCGTAATGCATATACTAAGGTATTTAACGACTTGGATGCATATCGTGATTATTGTCGCTTTGAAGGTAAAGTCTATAACGAAAAGGCTTTGTACAAAAAGGATGATCCTAACTGGATCGCATACGAAAAATGGCGTAATTATATTAGGATGAAAGCCCGTAACGCAGGGCGTAATTTTAACAATCGGAGAAATTAAATGACTATCTATGTTGTAGATATCGAAGCAGTTGACACACGCTATACTAAGCAATGGAAAGAACATCTTCCTAAACAACTACGTCGATCTACAAATAATGATGTTATTGTTATCAGTGGTGGAGAAGTACCTCAGGCAACTACGCCTGGGGCTTTTCTAAATTTTGCAGGAACAAATAATTATAAATCACAACAGATGTTAGAAATTAGCAGAATGTTTGCTAATGGAGAAATTAAAGATAATGATTATTTTTTGTATACTGATGCTTGGAACCCTACAGTTATTCAACTACGCTATATGGCAGAACTATTGGGTGTTGACATTTGTATTGGTGGCATGTGGCATGCTGGTAGTTATGATCCGCAAGACTTTTTAGGCAGACTCATAGGTGACAAGCCTTGGGTTAGACATGCTGAAATGTCAATGTATGAATGTTATGATGATAACTTCTTTGCAAGTGACTTCCACATTGATATGTTTACGGAAGTATTTGATGAGGACTATGCAGTTGATTGGGATAGAGTACATCGTGTAGGTTGGCCTATGGAGTACCTAAAGGATAGCTTAACTAGCTACAAAGGTATGGAAAAACGAGATCTTATTCTCTTTCCGCATCGTGTTGCTCCTGAAAAACAAGTTGAGATCTTTAGAGATCTTGCAATGCGTTTACCACAATACGAGTTTGTTGTTTGTCAAGAACAACAACTGAGCAAGAACGAATACCATAACTTGCTAGGTGAAGCTAAACTTGTGTTTAGTGCTAACTTACAAGAAACATTAGGTATTAGTTGGTACGAAGGTGCATTAGTTGATGCTATTCCTATGGTACCTGACAGACTAAGCTATAGTGAAATGGCATTACCGGAGTTTAAATATCCAAGTGCGTGGACTGAAGACTATGATGCTTACTTGCACAACAAAGATAAATTAGTTGCACAAATTATAAACTATATGGAAAACTTTGATGACTTGCAGGTTTCCTTAGAGAAACAACGCACTAAATTAAACAAAGACTTCTTTAACGGTAAAGAGTTATACGGAGTAATTGCAGATGAATGATGAAGATTTTGATTATTTAAGTGACGATCAAATTACAATAACACTTGACGGGAATTATACTTTTGACGATACAGTTACTATAGACACAAGTTCATGGGATGATAGTTTTACTACTAGTCCTAGTTCAATATATTCGCCCACTGGCAATGTTAGTATCGAAGGTGAGTTAACGGTAGGTGGTGTAGATGTTATGCAGTCTATTAAAGATATGCAACGTGTACTAGGTGTTGTAAGTAGAGATATTGAAAAAGAAGAAAAGTATGCAGGACTAAAACTTGCCGCAGAAGCATACGAACGTGAACTAGCAAAAATTGAAACATTTGAAACTCTAAAGGATTCAAAGTAATGTTACACACAGTTGAAGAACTAATTGAACGTTTAAGTTTAATGAAAGACAAAGCAATTGAACTACATCGTATCCGTAACCAATACAGTGAACTAAGCGGTAAACAATATGACAAAATACTTGCACAAGCAATATTAGATGATATTCAATCAATGGCAAAACTTATTGCTGAAGATCGGCAAGGTAATGAAATTAAAACTAACATGGACGAATGGAAAAAATGATAAAAAAGCATTATTATAATTGGCAAGATGTAGAACGTATGTGTGTCAGTATTGTAAATCAAATGTATACTGATAGTTGGAGACCTGATTATATTGTAGGCATTACCCGTGGCGGTAATGTACCTGCTACTATTATTAGTAACATGACTGGTATACGTTGTGAAGCACTTAAGGTAAGTTTACGTGACGATAACAGCGACAGCGAATCTAACTGTTGGATGGCTGAAGATGCATTTGGTTATGTAAGTGCTGAAAATCGAATTAATGATGTTGCAGTTGATACAAACAACAGAAAAAATATTCTTATTGTAGATGATATTAATGATACTGGTGCTACATTTAACTGGATAATGAAAGACTGGAAGTCAGGTTGCTTACCTAGTAGTCACGACTGGAATGATATTTTTGGTTCAAATGTTCGTTTTGCTACACTAACAGATAACCTAGCAAGTGAATTTAATAGTAATGTTTCGTATACATGCCATGAAGTAAATAAAGCAGAAGAAGATGTATGGTTAGTATATCCTTGGGAAGATGTAGGTACTTACTAATGAAGTTACCATGGTCCGACATAGTAATTGAGACTAAAGATTTAACAGTGTATAAAGACGGATTTCCTGTAACAGAAGGACACATCCTTTTTGTACCTAAAGAAGAAAGTTGGCAATCGCTAACTAAATGTTTTGAGACCGCATATAAATGGGGTTTTGATTGGGTTGAACGTGGTTATTGTGATGCGTTCAACATAGGACAAAATGTAGGAGAGGCAGCAGGTCAGTCTGTCATGTACCCGCATGTTCATTTAATACCTCGACGTAATGGGGATATGGAAAATCCACGTGGCGGAGTTCGTCATGTAATACCAGAGAAAGGAAACTATAATGACTAAAGCAGGAGATTTAATTATACTGGCTGCACGTAAGCAAGCAGAAGGCGAACTTGCAGTACATCAAGCAAACATTGAAGTTTATCGTACAATGCCCGCAGGCATTGGCGAACACTCAGATGTTACTGAAGCAGTAATTGAAGAATTAAATAAGATGGCTGCGGCACAAGATCGTATTGATATGATCGAAAAATATTTTAGTGCTTGACAAAAACCTAAATACAATGTATAATATAACTATTGTGCATTGTATTACTAACCGGCAATCCACTGCCTAAACATCGGAGAAGTGAATGAGTAAAAGTGAAGAAATTAAAGCCCGCCTAGTACAGGCAAAACAACGCTATTGGGCTGGCGACAACATTAGTGGCGTGTTGCAAGAAGGTGATAAGGAAAAACTTATCAACGAAGCTACTACAGCATTTGAAAGTGTACTAGATGCACTTGTAATTGATAGATATCAAGATCCAAACTCTAAAGGTACAGCGCATCGACTTGCTAAAATGTACTATAATGAGATTATGGCAGGACGTTATGATCCTATTCCAACAGCAACAGCATTTCCAAATGACAGCGATGATCGTTATGAAGGTATGCTAGTAGTGCGTTCGGAACTAAAGAGTATGTGTTCACATCACCATCAACCAGTAGCTGGTATTGCGTACATTGGTATTATTGCCGCAGACAAATTAATTGGTCTAAGCAAGTACACACGTATTGCACAATGGTGTGCTAGACGTGGAACACTACAAGAAGAACTTGCAAATGATATTGCTAGAGAGATTCAATCAGCAACTGATGCAGAACACTTAGGTGTTTACATTCAAGCAACACACGGTTGTTGTGAGAATCGCGGCATTATGGCACACAGTAGTTTAACACAAACTACAGTACTACGTGGTGCATTTAAAGATGACGCAGGCACAAAGAAAGAGTTCTTTGATAACATTAAACTACAACAGGAGTTCAGTTGCTAATGATTGAGAAATTAATTTACGGTGCTGCCGCAGTTATTTTTATTGTAGGCATAGGATTTTATTTACAGCATATCTGGAGTGATTGTCTTGAAGAGAATTCATTCCTAACTTGTGCAAGGATGCTAAACAAATGATAGCACCAGTATTTGAAAAAGGATATCCGTCATATGAAGCAGTTAACAGAAAGCCAGCAATGAAACTAAGATACTCAGAAGCATTTTATTCAGTACAAGGCGAAGGCAAGTTTGTAGGAGTACCCAGTGTATTCCTACGCACCTTCGGTTGTAACTTCCGTTGTATGAATTTTGGCTTGAAGAACGAGCCAATGCGTGACGAAAAACAAAAGCAAGGCATTATCCACAATGCTGAAGTGCAAGGTTTGCTTGATGCAGGCGTACACGAAACTACAAAAGAGTTTAACGACTTGCCTATTATACATACAGGTTGTGATACTTATGCAAGTATCTATCCTGAGTTTAAAAAGTTTAATAGACAAGCAACTGTAGATGAAGTTGTAGAACATCTGCTTTCACTTACTCCTAACGGTAAGTGGGTACAAGATAACGGTCAAGATGTACACTTGATCATGACAGGTGGTGAGCCGTTGTTAGCGTGGCAACGACTTTACGTAGAGCTGTTCGAACACCCACGTATGCAGGATTTAAAAAATGTTACATTTGAAACAAACACTACACAACATCTACACGACGATCTCTACGAGTATCTCAACAGGAGTGACAGAATTCAAGTCACTTGGAGTTGTTCCCCAAAACTTAGTGTTAGCGGAGAACCTTGGGAGACTGCTATTAAGCCTAGTGTTGCTCTTGAGTATACTAGGGTTTGTGATAGCGAATTGTATCTCAAGTTTGTTGTCGCTACTGAAAGCGACTTTGCAGAGGTTAAGAGAGCTGTGGACGCTTACAGAAGTGCCGGGGTGGAATGTCCGGTATATCTTATGCCAATGGGTGGACGCAGTGAAGAATACACCCTCAACGTTAAAGACGTTGCTGAAGCGTGTATGGCCGAAGGGTGGAGATTCACCCCAAGACTACACATTTCACTCTTCGGAAATGCGTGGGGCACTTGATGCAAAGTACAAGAACAAGCAACACGAACAGGCGATGAAGGCGCCTATTAACAAACCACTCGACGTACAGTTGAGAGAAAAAGGATTATTATGATGGGATGGTGGAATAAAAAAGTAAGAGATATCACAGGCATTACTGCTAAAGAAGAAGCTCTTGCAACAGAAGAAGCACGTATCAAAGAAGAAGAAATGAAACTTCTTAAAAAGAAAGACCCTAAAGCATACTACACAAAGAAAAAAGAGGCTTGGGTTAATGTTCTTGATATGAAAATTAACAAAGATAATATTCGAAACGGATTCTTTGAGCTCGATTGGAATGAATACTTTATTGAAGAACTAATGAAAAATGGATACGGTTTTGAAAATGATCCAGAAGAAGAAATTGTAGATCGTTGGTTTAAAGAGATTGTATATAACATGTTACAAGATGAAGGCATGGATACTGACCGTGGCGCAGGTTACATTAATGTTGTGCCTATTGACAAAGGAAAAAGCGAAGTAAGCTAATGGACAAAGCTCAGCAACAAAAATTGTTTAAGCAATGGAAACAAAAGCTCAGTAATAGTAAACTTAGCAGTAAAGATGTTATCAAAAGAGCAAAAGAATTTACACGTAAAGGAATGTCAGTTAATGATTGACAACAGCCAGATTCGGTGTTATAATAGTACTATAAATTATACAAAGGCAAAACTATGTTAGAAATTATAGGTATTACAATGTTAGTCTCGTTCGTACAGAGCGGTGACTTATTCTCATTATGTGTATTGGGGTGTTCATAATATGGCAACTTACATACTAGTAGACACTGCTAACACATTCTTTCGTGCAAGGCATGTAGTACGTGGTGACATTGACACTAAGGTCGGTATGGCTTTTCATATTACACTTGCAGGTGTTAAGAAAGCGTGGCGTGACTTTAAAGCAGATCATGTTGTGTTTTGTTTAGAAGGTCGTAGCTGGCGTAAAGACTTTTATGAGCCTTACAAGCGTAACAGGCAAGTTTCACGTGACGCACTTACTCCTGCACAACAAGAAGAAGATACTGTGTTTTGGGAGTGCTTCGATGAGTTTAAGGACTTTGTATCAACTAAGACTAACTGTACTGTTATGCGTCATCCGCAACTAGAAGCTGATGATCTTATTGCTGGTTGGGTACAATCACACCCTAACGACAATCACGTTATTATTAGTACTGACGGTGACTTTGCACAACTTATTGCACCTAACTGTACACAGTACAATGGTATACAAGACGTTACAATTACACATGAAGGTTACTTTGATAAGAATGGCAATCCTGTAATTGACAAGAAGACTAAAGAAGCTAAGCCTGCACCTGTGCCTGAATTTATGTTGTTTGAAAAGTGTATGCGTGGCGACACTAGTGACAACGTGTTTAGTGCTTATCCTGGTGTACGCAAGAAAGGCACTAAGAACAAAGTTGGCCTTATTGAAGCATTTGAAGACAAAGAGTCTAAAGGCTACAACTGGAATAACATGATGCTACAGCGTTGGGTAGATCACGAAGGTGCAGAGCATCGTGTACTAGATGACTATCAACGTAATGTTACACTATGTGACTTAACTGCACAACCTGCAGACATTAGAGAGATAATTAATAATACGATTGCAGAGAATGCTAAGCCTAAAGAAGTATCACAAGTAGGCATGAGACTTATGAAGTTTTGTGCTAAGTGGGATATGCAACGCATTGCGGACCAGGCAGCAACCTTTGCAGAACCCTTACAAGCGAGGTACCCACTATGAGTTTAAAAGCAAAAGAAATCCTTAAGAATAGATTTTGGATTGTAGAAGAAAATGAAGTAAAGGTTGGAACACTAAGTATTTCTGAAGATAAGTTTATGTTAAGTAGTGCAGAAGGTGTTAAGTTTTTTGACAACGAAAGACAACTAAAAAAGAACCTTGGAAATATGTTGTTCGAGGCACAAACAGAAATTAAAATTCCAGAATCAGCAGATAAGATTGTAAGTAACTTTCCTACAAGCTGTACACCTTATAATAGTATGTTTGATGTTAAGCGCAAACTACCATTGTTTACAAAGAGTGTAAAGAGCAAAAGTTTGTACTGTGCAGGATACTATACAATACATTTTGATAAAGGTTGGGTTAAAAGTTTTTGTCCAAAGTTAATTACAATTGAACGTTACGACTTCCGTGGACCGTTTAAAACTGAGCTTGAAATGAAACAGGAACTTAGTCGTGTCAACAGAACCTCTTAATACAATAGCAATACAGCAATTTTTGCAAGCTGTAAAGAATGCCGATAATGGTAGAGCAAAAGAACTGCGTCTTGAGATTCAAACTGCAAAAAATTTAGCATACACTCTTGGTATAGTAATGACAAGGCTTGAAGGCGATCTAGAAAAGTTTGTACAAGAATATGCTCACAAGGCAGAAGAAGAAGTTATTAATGTTACTATGGATGGTGGTGATTTAAGTACGTAGATAACTTAAAAGAGATAAATATATGCGTAGTTAATTAAAGGATTGCGCATATGAGCAGACCAAAGCCAAATGTATTATTAGAATTTACAAACAATAAAACTTATAGAAGCGAGCAAGTACTGCAAGCTGAAGGAATCTGGGCAGTGTTCTTCAAAAAAGAACCATTTAATCTAAAGAGTTCAAACATGCTTACAAACTATCCCGGACCTAAATATAAGAAAGTGTCATTTTCAAATCCAGGACATGCACACAATCTTGCTAAGAAACTAAATGACATGTTTAGATGTAACGATTTTGAAGTTTATAAATTATCTAATGGTACAAAAGTAAACGAATAAGCTGTGGGTTGGAAAGAAACATATACAAAAATCTTTCTAAAAGAATTAGGCAAAAGTTATAACGACTTAGCAGTAAAAGAATTTATGCCGCTTTGGTGGCAAAACAATAGAAGCAAAAACACAGGCGGATTAAGACTTACTGAAGCAGGGTTTGATATCTTAACTGAAATAGATTTAGCAACTTACGACATACCTTATCCTCGAGATATGCCACTTACGACACAAGTTATTATCTTTTTAGATCAATTTATTGATTGTCCGTATTATCTTACTAACCGTAGTATTACAGTAACCAACGAAAAGAAAGCAGTCGAACTAACTCTTTTTGCAGGAGATTTACGCAAGTACGGACTTACAAAAGCAATGACACGTTCACAAAAATGATTAATTATATTGAAGATTGTAAATTACTTATTACTCAGTTTGATGCTTTTAGCTTTCAAACGATTAAGAAAGATATCGAAAATATCAAGACGAAAATTAAAGAACATGAACTAGTAGGTGATGTGTTAGTTAATTTTCAAAGAAGTGTAATAGGTGATATAGAATATCACAATTTACCACTAAGCGAAAATATAATTAAGAAAAAAGTTCTAGAGTTAATAGAACTCCATGAAAAAAAATATAATTACCTAGCACGTATGTATAACTTTACAACTGCTATTCCAGCAAGTATTCCTGATTTTGAATTTGAACGTATCTGGGTAAACTTTCAAAAACCAAACGGGTTTGTTCCTTTGCATCAACATAGCGGGCTTTATAGTTTTGTAATTTGGGTTGACATACCTTACACACTAAAGCAAGATAAAATACTAGAATCAGAAGATCACAGAGTAGGTACATTTGAATTTGTTTACACAGATTTTTTAGGGAAACTTACATCGCAGGTTCTACCTGTAGACAAAACTTGGCAAGGTAGCATTGCAGTATTCCCAGCAGAATTGCATCATCAAGTTTATCCTTATTATGATAGCAACGAGTATCGTATATCTATTTCAGGAAATTTAAAATTATCTTTAAATAGTGGTTGACATTTGCTGTAATTAGTGTATACTATATATATAAGTTAGAAATTAGCACTGATAACATAAGAGGAATACAGCAATGGAAGCAACAGCACTACGTACAGTTACACCGAACGGCGCAAAGAAAAGCATTTTGCGAGCGTTCCGTAAGAAACGTCCTATCTTTTTATGGGGACCTCCAGGTATTGGTAAGTCTGACATTGTAGGACAGATTACCAAAAAATCATTATCCAACTCACATTTGATTGATATTCGTTTATCACTATGGGAACCTACAGACATTAAAGGTATTCCGTACTTTGATAGCAACTCAGGTACAATGGTTTGGGCACCACCTGCAGAACTTCCAACAGAAGAGTTTGCGGCACAATTTGATCATGTCGTACTGTTCTTAGACGAAATGAATTCGGCGGCGCCAGCAGTACAAGCGGCAGCATACCAATTAATTCTTAATCGTCGTGTAGGGCAATACAAGCTACCAGACAACGTTCTTATTGTTGCGGCTGGTAACCGTGAAGCTGACAAAGGTGTTACATATCGTATGCCTGCTCCGTTAGCAAATCGTTTTGTACACTTAGAACTTGCAGTTGACTTTGGTGACTGGTTTGAGTGGGCAGTAGACAACAGACAACACCAAGATGTTGTTGGTTACTTACAGTTTAGTAAGAAAGATTTATACGATTTCGATCCTCGTTCACCGAGTCGTTCTTTTGCAACACCACGTAGTTGGTCGTTTGTTTCAGAATTGCTTGATGATAACGAAGACGAGACAACCACTACCGACTTGGTAAGTGGATCGGTTGGTGAAGGATTGGCTGTCAAATTTATGGCGCACCGTAAAGTTGCGTCGAGCATGCCTAATCCAACTGATATCCTAGCAGGCAAAGTTAAGGAGTTACAGACCAAAGAAATCAGTGCAATGTATTCCCTTACTGTTTCTCTTTGCTATGAGTTAAAAGAAGCATCAGACAAAGGTGATAAAAAGTTTGATGACAAAGTTAACAACTTCCTGCGCTTTTCAATGGATAACTTTGATACTGAATTAGTTGTTATGGGCATTAAGCTCGCACTAACACAGTATTCATTGCCCATTGATCCAGACGAAGTGGAGTGCTTTGATGAATTCCACGATCGTTACGGAAAGTATATTAAGGCTGCACAAGAGGCTTAAGATACAAAACGGACGGGTTCTTTTGAGCTCGTCCGTTCCTTTTGAACAATCAAGGATATCAAAATGAAAAAGATTTCACTTATCGCATTAATTATTGCATCTAGTCTAATGTCAGCGTGTGTTGCTGGTAGTGGCGCAATGCCAATAACAAGATATAACAGCGAACCTAAGACAATTAGTCATACAAAAAATTATGCTTTTGTAATGTCTAAAGACGTTGTTCGAGCAGGAACAAAAAGTCAGCGTTTTGAACTCAGACAAGGCGACTGCGCCGGAGAT